AAATGTGGATAAGCAGATAGAGATAATGGCAGACTACTCTAGACCTGAGATAATTGCCGAGATGAATACTGCAGGGTATGATGTGCATAATGCTAACAAGGTAGTGAAGAAAGGCATAGATAACATAAAGACCTTCGGAGTATTTTGTCAGGAGGATAAGCAGATAATGAAAGAGTATGAGAATTATAAATGGAAGAAAATAGGTGATCAGATTATGGATGAGCCTGTGAAATTATATGATGATGCTATGGATGCTATCCGATATGCTACCACTTACATCAGGCAGGAGTATTACACTGATGACTCTTACTATGCGTTCTAAACAAAAAGCTATCTTAATATAATATAGTTATGAGTAATGATATACTTAGAGACATTGCTACAGCATATTCAGTAGGGACTTATCCTCCATTGAATGAATCTTACATATTTGCTATAGCTAATCATTATGGTATAGATATAGCTAACTCTAAAGATTTAATAGGAGAGATACTATCTGTAGTAGGTGGAGATCCTGGTACATCAGATGATCACCTTATGAATATAGTCTTAGAGTTAGGAGGTACAGTCACAATCAATGCTAATTGGATAGAGGCATGGCTATTGGTTGCAGGGGGAGGTCCTCCAGCAACTGATAACAGGGTAACTGAGATTAGTGACCAAAGAGTAACAGAAGATAATGATAACAGAGTAATACAATAAATTATGGCAGATAAAAAGATTAGTCAATTAACAGCAAAGGGTACAGATATAGCGGCAAATGACTTAGTAGAAATTAGTGAGAGTAATGGTGCAGGTGGCTATGTGACAAAGTCAGTTACAGGTGCAAATATCTTAGCTTCAAAGCAGGATACTTTAGTTAGTGGTACAAACATTAAGACCATTAATGGTAGTTCTGTTCTAGGTAGTGGAAACTTAGTAGTGACTCCAGGTGTTGCATCACTCACAGCAACAGCACCTGTAGTAGCTACAGGAACTAGTACTCCTGTTATTAGCTTAGCTTCAGGTTATGGAGATACTCAGAATCCTTATGCCTCAAAGACTGCTAATCATATTCTAGCAGCACCTAATGGAACTGCAGGAGTACCAACATTCAGAGCTATGGTAGCATCTGATGTACCTACTTTGAATCAAAGTACTACAGGCAATGCTGCAACAGTTACAACTAATGCTAATCTTACAGGTCCTGTCACAAGTACAGGCAATGCAACAGCTATTGCTAATGGAGCTATCTCTAATGCAATGCTAGCTAATGGAGCTGTAGCGAATCTATCAGGCACTAATACAGGTGACAATGCTACAAATAGCCAATATAGTGGCTTAGTAAGTAATGCAACTCATACAGGGGATGCTGAGGGTAATTTTGCTTTGACTGTTAAAGGTATCAATAACACTATATTATCTAATCTTAATACAGGGATATTAAAGAATACAACAGGCACAGGTGTACCAAGTATAGCTGTAGCTGCTGATTTCCCTATACTCAATCAAAACACTACAGGAACTGCAGGCTCTACTGCTACATTAGCAACAGCGAGAACTATATCCATGAATGGTGATGTAGCATATACATCCCCTGCATTTGATGGCTCTGCAAATGTTTTAGGTACAGCTACATTAGCATCAATAGGTGTAGCAGGAACTTATACAAAGGTAACTACAGATGCTAAGGGTAGAGTAACAGTAGGAGCTAATATAACTGCAGGAGATGTACCTACTCTTAATCAGAATACAACAGGTACAGCAGCTAATGTTACAGGAATTGTAGCAGTTGCTAATGGTGGTACAGGCACAGCAACTCCAAGTTTGGTAGCAGGAACTAATGTAACTATTACAGGGACTTTCCCTAATCAGACTATTAATTCTTCAGGTGGTGGAGGTGGTGGCGGTGGAGGATTCCATATGTTAGCTGCACCACAACCAACTTTTTTATATGCAGCTCAAGCATATAATTTTAATATTGCTACTACAAGTTTAAGTAATGGAGTCAATACTATGATGTTATCATTATTTGCTCCTGCAACAACATTTACAATCACTGAATTATCAATTAATGTTACAACTGCTGCAAGTTCTGCAAGTAATGCAAAGATATTAGTTTACTCAGATGATGGTTTTGGATATCCAAGAGCAAAGTTAATTGAATCATCAGCATTAAGTATGACAACTACAGGTGCAAAAATATTTCTTACATCTTATACATTTACAGCAGGCACAAAATATTGGATGGGTGTAATAATTGATGCATCTGCTGGAGCTGTTGTTACATCTATAAGTGCTCAAACATTATATACACGAAATTTTAACTATTCAATTATACATACAGGTATGTATATAACAGCTCCATTTGCAAGTCCTCCTGCATTAAATACTTTTGTCAATACATCTGGCAATATGCAAGTTGCTGCTGTCTTTTTAAAAATATAATTGATAAAAACTATAACAATGGCACAATTTAGAAATGAAATTTATGATGAAAATGGACTTGTTGAAGTTATTTTCACTGAAGTAGAAAGTCCTACTCAAGAAGAATTAATACAAGAGAAAGAAGATCAGCTACTTGCCTTGTATGATGAGTTAAAATCTTTAAGAGGAGAATAGATGCCTGCTACTACAATCATAGCACAGCCATCTGTAATGATGCCTGCTTACAATCCTATTAAGTATATCATAGATAATACTAATAAGAATGAGCCTGGCTTCAGATACATCTTTACCATCTATCCTGCTGCAGGATCTCACATCCCTGCAAATGTAGTGGCTCAATATAGAGTGCTACCTGTATTCGGTACAGGCTATGGTGAGCAGGATATAAGTAGGCTGATGCAATCATTAGTGACTTGGAACTTTGCACAAGGTCAAGTCAATGAATCATGGTATCTATATGATATAGACTTAGGTTATGAGTACACTGCTAATATTCAATATACTGCAACTTTAACAAATACAGGTGGCAATGTAACAATAGTGAAAAATCCTACTCAGCCATTTGTAGCAGGTGATCAGGTAGTGATTGCTCAAGATGATGGTGGATTAGCTAATCCTGCACTTGAGGGATTGCATACAGTTATATCTGCTACAGCAAATACTTTAACTGTTAATGTTTTATTTTCTACTCTTACTGTTACTAGCATAAATGGCACTGTTACCTATGCTGATCAGAGAAAGACTCAAGTATTAGATGATGAGGTGATAGAAACTATGGAGGTATTTAATGGAGCTTATAGCTTAGGCATATATGCTCAGGGTGCATTCCCTTACATTGACTATTATGGCATATTAGATCCTAGCTATGCACTAACATCTCTCACGAATCCTAACACCTCATCTACTGCAGCATATATTACAGATAATATATTCTATCTGATGTGTAAGGTATATAGTGGATTAGAGTATACTCTTACATACTTTGACATGAATGGTACTCCATTAGGACAAGATAGCCCTTATAATCCTGCAAATGGTTTATATAATTTTCCTATAGATACAGCTACCTATTCTATTACTGAAGATTTTTATATAACAATTAAAGCTGATGATGTAGCAGGTACTGAGTTTACCTACTATTTTAGCTATGACAATAGATGTGCTATCAATGAAGATATATTATACTACTTAGATAGAATGGGATCATGGCAATCTTTTAACTTTCAGCTAAAGACCTATGAGAAAGGACAGATAAGTAGAGAGATGTATAATCAGCATGTAGATGGTCAGGTAGTAAGTAATGAATGGGAGTATAGCTCTGATGCTATAGGCAACAGAACACTAAATACTAATGTATCTAATACCTTAGACTTGAATACTAATTGGATGGACCAATACAATGCTAATAGATTTCAAGAGCTACTGACATCCCCTCAAGTATTCTATTACAATGGCACTGACTATAGAGCTTGCACTATAGACTCTACATCTTTTGAGAACTTTAGACAGCGAAATAAGAATCTAATTAAGCAATCAGTAACTATTAAGCTAGCACTTAATACTCCTATCAATGGTTAGGATACAACTTAGCACAGGCTACCTAGATGTTAAAGAGGGTACATCATTCCCTCTTAACTTTAGCATAGGGGATATTAGAGATATATCTAAGAGAATAGGTAACTTTAGTAAGACCATTACTTTAGTAGGTAATAACAATAACAATAACCTACTGAATCATTACTATGATGTAAACATTCAAGCAGGTACTTTCAATATCAATACAATCACTAACTGTGATGTCATTCAAGATGGTATACCTGTAATGATTAATGCTACTCTTCAGCTCATTAACATTAAGAAGTCACAGCTCACATCAGCCTATGAGCAGATGGTGGAGTATGAGGTACTGATTAAAGAGGATAGAGGTACATTCTTTACTGACATCTCTAATAAGTATTTGACTGACTTAGATTTCTCAGACTTAGATCACTATATAGATCCTGCAGAGGTAATCAATAGCTTTGACCATACAGTGAATAATGGCTATAAGTATGTGATGCCATTTAACATAGATGATCAATATCAGTTTAATTGGTTTAAACCTGCTATCTATGCTCAGACTTACTTTGATAGAATCTTTGCTACATCAGGCTATAGTTATACTTGGGCAGGATTAGAAGCTGCGAACTTTGATAAGCTACTGATTCCATACAATGGTGATCAGAATGTAGTGGATTGGAGTGATTATGAAGTCAATGCAGAGAGAAGTGGTTTTACTAAAACTTTTACTCCTGCTAATCCTGTAGGTTCTCAATTAATTAAAACATGGGCATATGGATCTGCAGGTGGATATCAAACAATTACAGGATACACTGAGACCTTAGATCCACAAAATATATTTAATCCATCTACAGGTAATTACACTACTCCTCAATGGTTAGGTGCAGGCTCAGGGGAATCTTATATATATGAGGTTACATTAGATTATGATTTTGTAATTAATTGCACTCAGGCGTGTTTTATTGCAACTAATGTAATTAACTTACCTGCTGATTTTAGCATAAGATTTTTAACTAATGTAGATGGCTCTGATAATACATTTACTCAAAGTAATCCTATACCATTAAATATGTATGGTGTTGCTAATCCTTTAGTAGTAGGAGATAATGCCATAGTAAGTAGAACTGAAATATTTACTTTTAATGCAACTACTGATAGTATAGCAGGGATAGATGTAAATGATTTGCAAATAGTTAAAATGGTAGTAATTAATCCTAATCCTAATGCTTTAACATTTCAAACAACTGGTCCAAGCCCATTTATATTACCTACAGCTAAGGTGGTTATTAATAGCTTAAAGTTAAAAATCCGCCCATCTGATAACATCCCATTGAACAGTGGTATCACTACCATGAATACCTTTATCCCTGAGAAGATTAAGCAATCGGATTTCATCAAGAGCATCTTTATGATGTACAATCTTTATGCTACTGCTGATGTTGATAATCAGAATAATCTAATCCTAATCAGTAGAGATGAGTATTATGATTCAGGCAAAGCTGTAGATTGGACTAATAAGCTGATGAAAGATAAAGAGCAGTCTATAATCTTTATCCCTGAGCTTAACAATAAAAAATTAAGACTCAGTTATAAGGCAGATACTGACTCACCTAATACAGTCTATACTGATGTCACTAGAGAAATCTATGGGCAGGTAGAGGTAACATTTGAGAATGAGTATGTGAAAGGCATAGATGTGAAAGAGCTTATCTTCTCACCTACACCTGTACAGCCTACAACATTCGGTGCATTCCTACCATTACTAAATGGTGCAGCACCTAAGACTAATATAAGAATCTTATTTGATAATGGACAGGTAACTGCTCAGAATGTAGTGATAAATTCAGGGTATGATACTACAACTGATACAAATGGACTCTATCCCTACCTCTCACACTTTGGAGGAGCTGATCCCTTTAATCCTACCTTTGATATTAACTTTGCAGAATGTCAGTACTACTATTATCAGGTAGCTCAGAACACTAATAACAATCTTTATAATTCATATTGGAGGAGAACAGTAGCACAAATAAATGGAGGTAAGCTATTAACTGCATACTTTCTACTCAATGAGGTAGACATCCAATACATGGAGCTGAATGATAAGATAAGGATAGACAATTCATGGTGGAGTATTAATAAGATTATAGATTATAATGCTAATGACTTAGTGCCTACTAAAGTAGAGCTGATTAGCTTAGAGACTGAGATAGACCTACCTCCATTCTTTGGTGGAACTGGTACTCCTGTAGGACCAGGTAATGGTGAGCAGATTGTAAGTATAATGCAAGGGTATAATACTCAGACTAATGTAACTACTAACAATCGTAACTCTATAATCTTAGGCTCAGGTAATGTAGTAGGTAATGGAGTAAAAGCCATGATAGTAGGAGATAATCTAAGCCTAGAAAATGATGGCATAGCTACTACTAATCTTACAGTGACTAGCACCCTCAATGGTAGAGCTGTTAGTGATATCCTACCTACCTACACTAAGTACATAGCTTTGATTAGTCAGAGTAGTACTGCAGATCCTACAGTAATAGAACTAGAGAATACTATAGGACCTATAATTTGGACTAGGTCAGCAGTAGGTATATATTTTGGTACATTAGCAGGTGCATTCACTTTAAATAAGACTTATGTAATGCTAAGCAATGTATTACCTAATAGTATAGTAATGGCAAAGAGAAGAGATAATGATATTATTGAGATAAATACTACCAACTTACATAGTCCTAGTGCAGCTTATCACGATACACATTTATTTAACAACACACTAGAAATCAGAGTATATGAATGAAGTAGTAATACCACTTAAATTATCAGGTGTAGCAGCTTTAAAAGCAGAGCTGAGAAGTCTAAAAGATCAGATGGCAGATGCTGCCAATCCTGAGGCATTTGCTGCACTAGCTGATAAGGCAGGTGAGGTTACAAAAAAAATTAACTCCATTAATTCAGCAGTTAGTGAATTTAAAAAAGGTAGCAATTTAGACCAGGTTAAAAATTCATTTGAAGGCATGAGTATGTCTTTACAAAACATGGATTTTACAGCTGCTGCTAAACAAAGTGCTAACTTAAAGCAATCAATATCTGCATTAAAGCCTGAAGATCTTACTAAACAATTTACAGGATTTATAACTACTATTAAAAATGTAGGAGGTGCATTCGTAAAGCTAGGAATTACCATCTTAATGAATCCTATATTTTTAATAGTAGCAGCAGTAGTAGCCATTATAGCTGTAGTAGCTCTAGTACTTAAATCATTTGGTAAATTAGATGATGTAATGAAAGCAATGATGGCTCCCATTAATGCTCTGATTGCAGGATTTAAAGAGTTTACAGATTGGTTACATCTTACAACATTTGCAGCAGAAGAGAATGCAGAGAAAACTTTAGCTGCTAATGAGAAAGTAACTAAGTCATCTGAGGAAAAAACTGCTAGAGTTACAGCAAATTTAGGTAGAGAGATTGCTGAACTTAAGGCAGCAGGTAAAGATACTACTAAGCTAGAGGAAGAACGTAGCAATGTACAAATAAAAGAGGCTAACAATAGAAAACAATCTGCTAAGGATGCACTAGATGCTCAGAAGAAATTAGGAGATAAAGCTGATAAAGAAAAAATAGAAGATTTAAAAAAGCAAGTAGCTAAAGAAAATGAAATAATAAAGCAAGGCTATAGTGATAAAATTGTAGCTAAAAATACTGCTGATAAAAAAGAATCTGATGATGCTGATAAAAAAGAGAAAGAAGCTAGTGATAAAGCTAAGGCAGCAAGAGATAAAAGAATAGCAGCAGATAAAGCCTCAGAGGCAGATATTGCTGCAGCTGCTAAGGTAGTATCTGATTCTAAAAAGACTGCTCAACAGATAGAGCTTGATGATTTGGCTGCTGCCTATAAGAAAAAAATAGATGAGGCTGTTAAATATAAGAATGATACTACTGCATTAATAGAAGGTCAGAAGATACAAGAGGCAGCTATTAATAAAAAATATGCAGATGCTGCTAAGGCTATTACAGATGCAGATAATCTAAAGAGAATAGCTGATGAGGATGCAGTATTCTTAGAGACTCAAAGATTACTATTAAATGATACTGAATTTAAAAAGTTACAAGCTACTCAAGCAGCAGAGGCTAAGATGAATCAGTTTAGTTCTAATGCTGAAATAGTAAAAGGATTAGAGAAAGAACTAGCTCAAGAGATTATAGATATTGATAAAGATGCACAGGAAAAAAAGACTGCAAAACTTAAAGAGGAGAAAGATAAGCAGGATAAAATTATTGAGGAATCAAGACAGAAAGAAATAGCCGCTATAAAAGGAGGATTAGATACAGCAACTGATGCACTTAATTCTATTAATTCTTTGGCATCCATAGGAATGGAGGCTAAACTAAAGAATGTAAAGAAAGGTAGTAAAGAGGAAGAGAAGATATTAAGAGCTCAATTTAAACAGCAGAAAGCAATGCAGTTAGCAATGGCTGCAATCAATGGAGCTCAAGCTATTCTAGCTATATTGACTGTGCCTGACTTTACTTTAGGAGTAGCATCAGGTATAAGGATAGCAGCATCAGTAGCAGCAACTGCAGCAAGTATTGCTACTATTGCAGGTACTCAGTTTGGAGGTGGTGCAACAGCTCCTACTACACCTGATGTAGGAGGAGGAGCATCCACTACAGCAGTAGCACCAGCAGCTGCACCTCAACTATTTGGGCAAGCCAATACAGGTAGTCAAGTGAATGCAGGAGGTGGCTCTAATAACATAACAGTAACAGCTATAGTATCTGAGACTGAGATAACATCATCACAGAATCATATTAATAACATACAAAATAATTCAGTATTATGATAAGCTATCAATCCATCGTAGATAAGATAATTGCATTCTATGACAATCACCTGCAAGTTAAGAAAGTAGGCTCAGACTTTAAAGAGCAAATGGTAAACTTTGCTACTGCTGATGAGAAGTATCCATTGGTATATGTAGTACCTACAGGAGTTACTCCCTATGAGAATGTCACTATCTTTAATTTAGAGCTGTATTGCTTTGATATCATTCAGATGGATAGAGCTAACATCACAACTATTTTAAGTGATACTCAGCAGATACTCCAGGATCTATACCTAGAGTTTACATTCTCAGATGACTATGACTTTGATATAGATGGACAGCCTACATTTATACCATTGAATAATGATCTACTAGATTATGCTGCAGGATGGCAGATGAATCTTTCAGTAGTGATTAAGTCATGGACTAACTGTCAGATTCCTGCTATATATACAGCCTATAGTCAGGTGATAATCTTTGATGAAGAGCCTTTACAAAATAGTATAGCTTTCTTTTGTAATGGTGTACAGTGGGATGTTCAGACAGGGGTATTATCAGGTGAAATAGATGCATTTGTAGCTATGTGTAATGCTAATCTTCAAGGCTCTGACTTTACTCAATACGGTACATACTTTGACAATGGAGATAACAGGGTAAGACTAGAGATGCCTTATCATGTGTATAATACTTTTTGTCCTGGTGGAGAAGTGACTTTGCAAATACTTGCAATATAAACAAAATGCTTAATTAATATAATATAGTTATGGCATATAAGAATACAGGTGAATTTAATATATTGTATCCTACTCGGAGGAGGATGGCTGCTCTATTAAAGAGGATTGTAAGGAATGATATTGTACAAAACAACGGTACACTAGTAGAGTCTATAAGAATCAATGCTAAGGTTACAGGATTCGGTAGCTTAGAGATTGAGATAATAGCCATGTATTACTTTATCTTTTTGAATAATGGAGCTGTCTTATGGAATGATGGAGTAATTACTCCTAGAGATTGGGTAAATACTTTTACTAGAGAGCTAGCTAATGCAGGTATTACTAATGAAATATATGGACAGTATGTAGAATGGATATCTAAGAATTATCCTATCTTAGAGGTAGCTGAAATATTACAAAGTGATCAAAGACTTACATATACATTCTATGCACTAGATCCTCCTGCAGGATTTCAGCAAGGATTCCCTTTACTAGTCTAAAGTTTTTTTCATACCTAAGATATTAAAGACTAACACTACAGGCATTTCTAGGATATTATTGAACTTGCTTAGGTCATCATTGCATAGAGCCATGATAGTGGATTCCCAAGCAAATTTTTGTTTCTCCTGTTCTCTCTTCTGCTCTTTAATCTCATCTGCATCCTCTAGCACCTCATCATCTGCTACCACATCTACTAGTAGATTAGTATAGGTATTGGTAAAGTTCTCTCTGAATTTTAGATACTCAGGGATAAGACCATAAACATCAGTAATTGGATAATCTAAATACCAATCTAATCTATCTCTAGGACTATAATCATAAGGCTCAATGATATCATCACCATAAACATTCTTAGATGTTCTCCTGTATAGTAATGCTAAGATGTGGCAGAAGTGATCTAAGTAGTTATTAGAGAAGTAATGCTCAAGGTCTATGAACTCACCTAGTGTGAGCTTACTGAATGGCTTAAGTACATACTTATCTAGCTTGCTTTTATACCTCCTAGATGGATCAGACTGTATCCATTTAATCTGCTTAGTCAATTCACTTAACTCATCTATATCTAGCTCCTCAAAGTCAGAGATATTGCTATCAGTTAAAGCAGAAAGTACATCAATCTGATAGTTAAACATTCCATCCTCACTGCTCAGACTCCTGATCTCCAGGAACTGACTCACTGATATCTGACTCCATTGCTTTGGTAACTTGAGATTCTGCATGGTTAGTGATTTTGTAGGTTACAAAGGTAAGGTAAGGGATAGCTATATCTGCTTTGAGCTTGCTGAATAGTTTAGCTTTGTGCTTGAGATGTGCAGGATCATAATGCTCAGTATTGGATAGGTCAGTCCGTTTGAATATTAGAGCCATGATATCTGATATATATTCTTTATTATCTTTCTTCACTATTTTTTCAACAATCCGAGAATCTTTCACTGAGAGCTTCATCTCAGCTCTATAAGTATAGCCATCTATCTCTATCTCTTCAACAGCATCTTTCTTAGTATAGTTATCTTTATTAAACAACTTAACATTCTCTAAGAACAGCTCAAAGTCTATATCCATCTCATCTTCTGTAATGCCTAAGTATTCAAAGACTTTACAATGTTTCTCTAGGGTATCATACTCATCACTGTTATGGATAGCAGATATCTTTTGGAACTGCTCTAGTGTTAATTCATCCATCTTAGATGGGATTTCTTTGCCGAATAATTGTATCATAGTTTTAATTTTTGAACAAATATAAAAAAAATATAATATAGTTATGACAAAAGATATACCAATCTATAAAATTACCATAGAGCCTGAGTATTCAGATGGTGAAGAGTTAGGGATTGAGCAGATAGCTTTTACCTCTACTCCTGCTATAGTTACTAAAGGGATGGCATTTGATGAGCATAAAAAATTGTTTTTCTCAGATGACCTAAAGTATAGAGTGGTGGCACCTGCCATGATACCTATGGAGATATATAGGAATGATGAGAATGATGAGGAGTACTATGTACAATTTACAGCTGAGACTATTGAGCAGATTCATTCTAAGTTTATGCAAGACCTATCTAATAGGAATGTCTTTAACCTAGAGCATGATACTGATAAGACTGTACCTGCTTATGTACTTGAGGCATGGATAGTAGAAGATCCTAAGAAAGATAAAGCCTACTCAAGCTATGGTATTGAAGTACCTAAAGGCACATTAATGGTAACAGCTCAGGTAACTGATAAAGAGTACTATAATGAGCTAGTAAAGAATGAGCAGATAGGATTCTCAATAGAGGGATTCTTAGGCTTAAAACTAAGTAATCAAATAAATAAATATAATATGAAGTTACCTGATGGAGAGCATCTAATTGAGGGCAAAATCTATGTCGTAGTAGACGGTGAGATTATCGAGATTAAAGATGCACCTGTTGTTGAAGAAGAAGCAATGACAGAAGAGATTGCACTAGAGACAGTAGTAGAAGAGGAAGTAATAGAGGAGACACCTGCCACAGAAGAGATGGCTATTGATCCTGCTGCTGATGCTGAAGCTATCCTGGCTATAGTACAACCTGTAATTGATGAGCAAATCAATGCTATTATAGCAATGATAGCTGATTTAAGAAATCACATGGAGGAAGTAATGTCTGAAGGTGAGGAAGTAGTAGAAGTAGAAGCTACTAAATTATCACAGCATGATAAGTTCAGTATGGTAAGTAAATTTTTAAACAATAATAACTAAATAAAAAACAAAAAAAATGAGTAGAAAATTAAAATTTGACTTGGACATTGATGCATCTGCATTATTACAAGCTAACAGCGAAGCATTTTATAGCCGAGCTTATTTGAATGAGGAAGTAGTAGATAACTATCGTACACTACCAGGTGTTAAATTTAAGACTAAGATTTCTAATGTGGTCTTTGGACAGGTATTGCAGGCAGAGAATTGCGGATTGAATGCTTCAACTGATGACCTTGCATCTGTAGAGATTGATGTATGTTCTCTATCTGCAATGGCACAAATTTGTCAGTTTGACCTAGAGCAGTCTTTCGTATCATTACAAATGACTAAAGGATCTAATGGTGATTTCACTGTTGCATCTTTCATGGATTACTATTGGAATGAGATGTCTAAGACTATTGCTGAGAACATTGAGAAGTTACGTTGGGAGGGTGATACTAACTCAGGTACTCCTGCACTTGCTTTATGTGATGGATATAGAAAGTCATTAGTAGCTGATGCTGCTAATGTAATTGAAGTAGGTGGAGCTACACCTCCAGCTGTTAATGCAGGAAATGTACTTGCTACATTGGCTACAGTATATGCTGCTATCCCTCCTGCTGTAATTGCTAATCAAGAAGAGTTACGAATCTATGTATCTTCTCCTGTAGCTACTGCTTATCGTGCTGCTGTTGCTGCATCTAACACTCTAGCTAACTTAACTCAAGCATTAGACTTTACTTATCTTGGAATTAAGATGGTATTATGTCCTGGAATGCTTAGTAAGTCTACTATCGTTGCTTCACCTAGAGGGAATTTTCTTTATGCTTTTGATGCTGAAGGTGATGGTAAAGCACTGAGAGCCATTAACTTAGCTGATACTGTAGCAACACCTGTTATTAGAACTCGTGCTAATATGAAAGTAGGATTTACTCATGTTAATGGTAATGAGATTGTATTCTACAACTCTGCATCTTAATTAACTAATTTATAAATCTAAGGGAGTGAAAGCTCCCTTTACTTAAAATATATACAATGAGCTGTGAAGCGTTACAAACAATAACTAAGCCCTGTGATAATAATATCGGAGGTATTAAAAAAATATGGATTAATGAGCAAGACAATGTTACTGCTACAGTAGCTCCTAATACATGGATATTATCTGCATTATCTGCTACATCTGATTATACTGTATTTGAGATTAACAGAAACACAGGTAATTATACTGAGGATACTGCAGTAGACCTAATCAATGGCTCTAGCTTTGTTACTCAGACTATTACTCTAATGTTTAACCGTAGAGATAAAGAGAAGTCAGAAGCTATCCATGTACTTGGTGCAGGTCAGCAATTTTTATCTGCATTGATTGAAGATGCAAATGGTAAGTATTGGTACTTTGAGAATCTACAACTTACTGCAACAGGTGAGGGATCAGGTACAGCAAGAGCTGATGGATCTAAATACTCCGTTACATTACTTGCAGAGTCTGAGCACTTGGCATATGAGGCTACATCAGGTCAAGTAGCAGGAGTTACTCCATAATACTAACACCCTAATAATTAAAGCTCTGCATATTGTAGAGCTTTTTTTTTAAACATTTTTTGACCTTAGTATAATATAGTTATATGATATACATTAAAAAAGATGAGGTCAATCAGATTATCCTTACACTCACTGAGGTAAGTACACTGCCGAATCCTTATTATTTGTTTGTCTTTCAGAATGAAATGGACAAACTTTCTGCACCTATTACATTCTACACTGCTGATATATCAGCTTATCCTGAAAGATTTAATCAATTTGAATTGGATGAGCCTGTAGATTTGGAACTAATCAAAGGACAGTATACATATAGCATCTATGAGTCAAGTACCACACCTCCAACTATTGCTAACTCTACAGGAGTAGTGATTGAAGAGGGTAGGATGGTAGTGAGTGGACCAATAGTACAATCAATTTATGAGTAATTATGGCATTAAAAGACTTTTTTAAAACAGTAAAGCATGAAATAGTAGAGGGATATCAATCATTCTCTACTCCATTCCTTAAAGTAGGAGGTGCTAACTTAACTCTACCCTATGTAAATGGTAGAAATCAGACTAATGGATATATTCCATTTGGGCAGGATAACCTATTTCCTGAGCTACTCAATCAAATATACTACTCATCTCCATTACATGGCTCTATTGTAGGGTATAAAGTGAATGCAGCTGTAGGAGGTGGATTTAATATAGTAGCTGATAGACTAACACTTGAAGATAAGCTAGAGCTATATACACTAGAGAGAAAATTAAACATAAAAAAGGTAGTTCCTGCAGTAACTCAGCAACTAATACTGCATAATAGAGTATATTTCAAGTTATGTTTTGATGATAAGATGAAGCTCACAAAGATAGTCAATCTATCTCCTGAGAAACTTAGAGTAAACTTAGACAGAAAGAGATACTATATCTGTGATGATTGGGCTAGTAGGATTGGAGTCCAGGAGATAAGGAGATACACTCCTACCTCTAGAGATTATGAGCAGCTATTTGTATATGAGGTTGAGAGCATAGGTCAGGATTATTATCCACTACCTACCTACACCTCAGCTCTAAACTTTGCATTTCTATCAGGTGAACTTAGCTACTTTGCTAAAAGTAACATACAAAATTCGGTCTTTCCTAGCTTTGCTATGATGTTCCCTAAAAGACCTCAGTCTGAGGAGGAGAAAAACATGATAAGAAATACCATTGATAGATTGAAAGGTGCTGCTAATGCAGGTAAAGCTGTAGCATTCTTTGCTAATTCAAACGACCAAGTCCCAAAGATAGAGTCACTACCTACTAATGGTAATGATAGTCTATTTCAAGAGGCATCACAGCTAAATACTGAGCAGATTTGCTTTAGTCACACTATAGATCCTATCTTAATGGGTATTCGTACTACAGGATCATTAGGTAATGGCTCAGATATTAAGCAGGCTTATATCATATTTGAGAAGAATGTAGTTATGCCATTGAGAGATATGGTATCTGATATCTTTAATGAGCTACTATTCATAGCTAAGATAGATGCAGATTTCACTATCAATAACTATCAGATTATAAACGAGGCAATAGTAGAACTTGAGGGAGATACCTCTAAGACTAATGATGCACTTAATACATTAAATCCTGCAGTAGCTGCTAAAGTCTTAGAGAATATGTCTAAGAATGAAATTAGAGCCTTAGCATCTTTGCCTCCTATAATTGATACACCAACACCAACAATCTGATGCTATACTTTATAACAGAAACCTATTTAAAGAATAACACACCTATCACAGCCAATGTAGATGTAAATAATGTTACTCCCTACCTAGCTACTCAAGCTCAACTGAGAATCATGCCTATATTAGGTACTACATTCTATAATGACTTGCTAACTAAGTACAATGATCAGACATTAGATCCTGATGAGGAGATACTAGTTGCATTTATACAGCCTATTATAGCATGGAGAGCAGCAGAAGATGCTGTCTTTGGTCTTAGTCTACAGCTAAAGAATAAAGGTCTACAGACTCAGTTTGGAGATAACAGCTCATCAGTAGATAGAAGTACAATAGCATTCACAATGGAACATTATGCACAAAAGGCTGCATTCTTTGAGCAGAGATTAATTAGATACCTACTTAAGAACAGAGCTTTGTATCCAATATTCACAGGTACAACTAATAGAGATACTGACTTAAGACCTATGATAGATGGATGTGACTGTCTATCTAATGGAATGCTAGAGTGCAATGGTCTATGTGGAGGTGCAGGAAATAATGGTTATAACAATTCAATCTTAATATTATGAATCACTCAGGAGTATTATCAGTATTAACTTTTGGCTTTGGATATCTTTCAGGTATCTCATTAGTATTTGCTGATCCCTTACATTTTAAATTCTTAGGATGCCTATTAATATCCTACTTTACTTTTTTACTAGTATCTGAAATTGAAGAGAAACAATGAAAGCACAACTATCCCTACTACTAATATCTATACAATCAGAACTTTTGACACTTATCTCTATATGCTTTGCATTCTTTTTACCAATAAGTGGTATTCTTATAATGATTGGAGTATTAATATCTATTGATACTTTTACAGGTATATGGAAAGCTAATAGGTTAAAAGAAAAAATAAGTAGTAGAAAGTTATCTGCTATAATAAGTAAGTTAGCACTTTATGAGGTAACAGTGATTATGTTCTTTTTGATAGACCAATTCATACTAAATGAAATCATCCTCACTTTTTTCAGTGTACCATTTATGCTTACTAAGATAGTGGCATTGATTCTAGCTAGTATGAATTGGTCTATCAAAAAGAACATAATCACTGTTACCTCATAAAGTGCTAACTTACTTATTATAGCAGATAACTTT